ATGAAAAATATGAAAGAAAACACTAAAAAAACAGCAAGAATTTTACTTCGTGCAAATTCAACCTATCAGTCAGAGATGGATGAAAGTTTATCTATTCAGCGTGAGCTTATTATAGAGGAGGTAAAGAAACATCAAAATTGGATTTTAGACTCAAAAGAATATATTGTAGGAAATAACGTGGGGGATAAAGATTCAGTAACCGACAGAAATGTTTTACAGGAAGCTTTACGTGATGCAGAAAATAGAGAATATGATATTCTGTTGGCATATAAAGATGACCGACTGGGGAGAAGAATGTTGGAGATTCCAATGTATATTATGTCTTTAAAACAGTTTGGAGTAGATGTGTATACCGTCAAAGATGGACTATTGACTCCTGACCTTGGAGATGTTATGGGGATGCTAAAGTTAGCCATGCAATATGGAATGGCAGAAAAAACAGTTTAGATACGGAGATGCATGTTAATACAACACAGAAAATGTAAGAGAGTTGTGAAGATAATACAAATGGTCGTATTTCAAGATCGAGGAGGAAAATCATATGACAGACGTAAAAGAAGATACCAAAAAGATAGTAAGAATTTTACTTCGTGTAAGTTCTGACCAACAGTTGGAAGCAAATGGAGATTTATCTATTCAGCGTAAGCTTGTTGTAGAGGAAGTGAAGAAACATGAGGAATGGATTTTAGATTCTAAAGAATATTTTGAGGGAAGTAACAGTGGCTATAAAAATTCAGTAGCCGATAGAGATGTTTTACAAGAAGCTTTACGTGATGCAGAAAATAGAGAATATGATATTCTGTTGGCATATAAAGATGACCGACTGGGGAGAAGAATGTTGGAGATTCCAATGTATATTATGTCTTTAAAACAGTTTGGAGTAGATGTGTATACCGTCAAAGATGGACTATTGACTCCTGACCTTGGAGATGTTATGGGGATGCTAAAGTTAGCCATGCAATATGGAATGGCAGAAAAAAGTAGTTCTGATACTGGTATGCGAGTAAAGGACACTGCGAAAAAACTTGTGCAACAAGGGAAATTTATGGGTGGTAAAGCTCCTTATGGATATAAACTAGAATATTCGGGAGAATATAGTAAGCATCAGAGGGCATTAAAACATTTAGTTATTGTTCCAGAACATGCAGAAGTAGTGAAATATATCTATAAACTTTCATTATATAAAGAGTATGGTTCAGGGAAAATAGCAACAACATTAAATTTAGATAATAGATATAAGAATTTAGCGCCCAATGATGTGTGGAAAAGTGGTACAATTACAAGTATTCTTACTAATCCGATTTATGCTGGATATACTGCATATGGAAGGAGACAACATACTGCTGGTAGATATCGTTCTCTATCACAAGAGGATTGGATTATTGCTGAAAAGCCAAATGATGAAATTACTATTATTGATCGTGATATGTGGGAAAAAGTTCAAATCAGTCGTCAGAAACGAGGGACAAAGTATCAAAAACAGCCATGGAATGAAAAGGCAACTGTTATTTCACGAAATGACGGACAACTGGCTTTGATTGATGTCGCTTATTGTGGTTACTGTGGGCGAAAACTGACTAACGGTACAAAGTATGATTATTGGACAATTAAAGGAACAGGGGAACGCAGGAGTTCTCAGAAAAGTATTTATAAGTGTCAAAATGTATGGCAGGGTGTTCCACATGAAAAAATGAAGCAGATTCGTGCGGATAAAATAGAACCAATCGTATTTAAAAAATTATCTGAGTATGTCGGACGATTACAGGAAGATGAAAATATATTTGAACAGATTTTAGAAAATCAGTCTTTTGAAAAGAGTCAACAGGAACAGATTCTTGTACGTGAAAAAAGAAACTTACAGGAAATCGAAAAAAATATTGATATTCTGAATGATGCAATTCCAAATGCAATTACAGGTACATACCCATTGTCGTTGGAAGACCTTGCAAAGAGTATTGAAAGGCAAAAAGACAAAGCATCGAAACAGAAAACAGTTGTTGAGGAATTGGAAACAAATATAAAAAATCTTTCCGTTAGTCAGGAGGATTGGGAAAATTTATATCATAATTTGCCAACGTGGCAAGATATCTTTATGAATGCAGATGTTGCAACAAAACGGGTACTTGTAAATAAATTGATTGAACGGATTGATATCACAGATGATACAGTTGTAATTCATTTCAAAGTGGATTTAGACCACTTTTGTCCCCAACCCAGAATGACCAATTACGATGGGGTACCGGAACCAGGGCTATGATTTTACTATTACATCTTCCACTGCATTTGACCATAAATGGATTCCTGAACGGAATATTTACGATTCTATTTCAATCATCGTAGATGAATTATTTGCCGACTATCTTGCAAGACCAAATGTAAGACAGCCGATACTTACACAGTATTGCGATGGAAGACAGGTTCAATGTCCAAATTGGATGACCATTTTGTAAGGACGTATAAAGAAGTTTCTACCTATTATGTATGTCAGATTATACACTATCCTACATACTTCTTTCCACCATAATATGCAGCAATCCAGCCGCTTGGAATCTTGATCCAGATGTCACTACCGTTCTTGCGGACGTCCTTGCAGGTTACGCGAGTGCCTTTCTTGAGTCTCCCGTTATCGTGCGCGTGTTGCTGTGCATTACTGGATAACTCCGCATAAGATTTTTCCGGATTATTGGTTCCCGGACCGGTTCGGACGCTCAGGTCGTCCACCTGTGTTGCATAGACTTGTCCGACGACATAAGCTCTGGTGCTCTTTGAAGCGGAAGTCACTCCAGATCCATTGTCCAGGACTACAACTGTATGTCCCTTTGTGCGTGTAACAAGAATATCCCCTCGTTTCAGATATGTACTTTCCTTGCAACGCTTATCATCTTTCAGGATTTCGAACGCTCCTGTCTTTCGCAAGGTTTCCAGCTCTGACGCTGTGTTGAAATCTCCAACCTGTATTCCGGCATATAAGCAGCATACTCTGACCAGTGCAGAGCAATCTACCTCCACATCAACATTGACCTTGCTGAGATTATAGTTATACTTAACCGCAATCTTTCTAAGGCTGTCTCTGTGTGCCTGGCAATAACCGATGTGATTATTGTTGCACGCTGCTTCCATTGCCTGTGCAATCTTCTCTGCTACAGTTGGGTCTTTCGGTCTTGCTACGTACCAACCTTTTCTGTGCAGATAGTAATTCTGTATAGACACTTCTCCACCGGTCTGATCTCCGGCTTTTCCTCCGGTGGTGGTGCCCTTCTCATTAATACGTGCGCTTCCAATTCTTACTGCCATAATATCACTCCTATCAATAAGAGGACGATTACTCGCCCTCTACTTACACTGCTGTTTATACAACTGATTTACTCCGGTCGCTGCCAACCCACTCGCCATTCCAACCGCAATTGCATTAATCACATCTCCGGCCGGAAAGTCCGGCATCGTGTAGAGTCCGGCAACGCCCAGAGCTCCGCCACATACAGCCATGATGACCGGAATCCATTTGTCCGGAATTTTCTCATAAGCCTTACAGCCAAGTCCAATCACATAGCAGATTGCTACGATTCCTACTACTGTTCCTAATGTTGTGATATCCATACCTAATCCTCCTGATCATGCGCTTGCTTATTTATATGCTTCTCAATCTTGTCTATTGCCTCAGTTACTGGACCATTACACCCCTGCTCCTTAAGTCCTTTCAAGCAAGCGAGAATTCCATAAGTCAGCAAGCATTGTTCTGACTTTACTCTTTCAATTTCTACGTCCTGCTGATTCTGCTTTAAGTACCACTTGTACACCGCAAAAATAGCAGAAAAAATAACCACTACGGCTGTCAAAAGACTTCCGGCCATAATGATTGTGTTTACGTCTACATACACTCTATGTACCTCGATTCTTAAATTTTGCGTAAAATAAAAAGACCTCTAGGGTCTTGCTCTAATTTCCATGTGTTCACCTACTTTTTAGGCTCTGCTTTTCTTGTGCACGATACAGGAAAGTCATAAGGATAGTCGTAAGGATAATCTATTATCTCATTAATATCTACGGAAATAACATATTTTTCTCCAGTATTCACCGTGTTCTTGCTTAACTTCACATTTGTAATTTCAAGCATCAGATTACCTCCACTTCTATCCTTGCCTTTCTCGTCGAATCACCAACCACGTATGTGATTTCCAACACATAGCATGCCTTGTTCTGTGGCGAGATTTTCACGTCAAGATAATGACCATCTATCTCGCACTCCCCATCCGTTTCTATCTCCCCATATCTGATAAGCTTATAGGATGCGCTTAATATCGTGAATGGTTCATCGTTGGGACTTCTGATCAGAAGTTTTACATGCTTATCTTCTCCTAGAATGAATTTTACCTTATTCACAGCAACACCCCCTTCCATGATGACACGGATACACTGCTTCTACTTGAAAATCATCATTTTGTATGATGGCATCATACTCTTCCGGAACGACTTCGGCAAAATAATCAAACGCGACAAGCTGAGCGCATAGCGTAGCTGGATCCACAATCAACAGCATCTTTGTACAATACGCTACGTTTTCCGCATCGTCATAAGCTGTGACTTCAACCACATACATTCCATCTAAATCAAGAGGGACTGTGGTATTCCACAAGTCCCCCTCTGCACGCTCAAAGATAACTTCTTTTCCATCGACCTTACCGATTACTTTCGTAATCATACGGTACCTCCTTAGGCAAACTATTTCCATGTTCCAAAGCAACGCCAAAAAATCGTTATTGTTTCGCTTGCAGATTTGTTTGAAGAATATATCCATGCTTGAAATAAACTTGTTCCAATTCCATTTAATGGAATTGAAATCCAAGGAGCACATGATCCGGATGCTGTTGCTGTAACTGAAACCCAGGTTTTGGATTCAATCGGGAGGTAAACATTAATTCTTCCACCAGAATAATAATTCCAATTATCTGGAGTTTGCATATTTACATTATCAAAACGCGTGCTTCCCCACATTTCAAGTGTGCCATCAGCGTATTTGCGATAATATCCATTATCATTATGACCAGATTTAATTATTCTATTGCTATTTAATTCAGCAATCTCTTTCTTCAGAGCATCAATACATGGGGCGACTTCAAACACTTTTTTGACTTCTGTAATATTAAGTCCATCAATAATAACTTGGTACATTGGCATGTCTGCCACATAATCACCAGCCTGAATATCTCCCTCTGTATATTCGGGAACTACCGGGTTTGATTCCGCCGGTGTTCCCTGGATAACTTTCAAGTCAAGACCTTCTGTTCTATTGTCTTGGTTCTTTTCGTATCTAGCAACAATCAAGTCAATACGCTTCATTCCCTGACTACCATTGATGATAGTAAGAGAGTCATATGTATTTTTCTTGATTGATGCTGTGCACCCTTGATGCATCAACACACCGTCTCTGATTTTAATTTCATTGTTGGAAGATACCTCTGCTGCCAACTGCATTCCAGTCTGCAGTACATAAGATTCTTCTCCCACAACTCCAATATTTACATCTCTATCCTGTTCTGATGTTACATGGGGCTTTCCTGTATATCCTGTAATTATTTCCATTATGTCTCTCCTTCCAGTTTATACACTACTTTTTCTTTCCCGGAGGATATTGTCCATATCTTTCGACCAATCGGTTTCTTCATGCTAATTCCGGTCAAATAATCTTTTCCTCCAACAATATCTCCTAGATCGATATTTCCTTCCAACTTAGTCATGGTCATGTTGTAAGACATACTTGACTTCTTGCTTTCCAGTTCCTTAATTCCATTCTTAATCAGGTCATCTCTTTCTGATCCGCTGCTATCATATATAGCCGCAATTTCCTCTGCTCCCTTAAAATATTGCTGAGTCTGCGAAATTGTACCGTTCTGATCAGTGTATAGATGTATAACCAACCTGTCCTTTAAATCCCCTTTTCCAAGACAAATCAGATGGTTGATTCCGCGCCGGTTATCGTCAGTTATGAAATTCATGTTATTATCATTGGTCAGCTCATACTCTGATGACAGATCGTTGATTGGAACAGCACTCACTTTCACATATCCGGCCATACCAACATCACCTTCTTGGTATCTGATATCCGGTCGATATCCTACTGATTTCAACATCTTAACCAGTCCAGCATGCAAGGTACAATACCGGTCAAATTGATAATTGTTCACTGTAACACCCGTATCTGCAGTAACGCCATAAAAGAGTCCAGGGAACTCAGCTTCAATCTTGGATTTTATGATTGAATTAAGTTCCCCAGATGCTGTTGCGTAATCTTGGCCACTTAATGGCTGTATAATCTTTTTGGTCATCATTCCACGCCAGGTATCTCCTTTTGCACGGATTACATTGGTGCTTGTATCGGTGCTGATTTCTCGGACAATTCCGCCATACTCAGTATCCGGTGAAAATACTCTAGTTCCATATCTAATAGACCCATCCCAATTCCAACGCTTAAGCTCAATCTCAAAATCATTAATACTGTCGGATCCATCAGCTCCGACTTCGAAATCTATATTTGCACCCTGGACATAGCCGATCTGCCTTCCGTATTGATCTGTTTTGATGAGATCCATTCCGGTACACTCCTTTCTTTGTACACCACAATGTCAAAACCGAATTCTCCGCTCCAACTCATCCATCTTGGCTTTGCGTTCTTCCAGTGGTCCACAGGTTTTCCAATAATTCATAATCATCTAGAGCATCTGGCGGTAAAGTGTACCGAAACCCGCTTTCTGTTGTTCCTGTAATTGCTGCCACTTCATTTTTTTCTGTATTCATCTTACTTCCCTTTCTTTACGATATACTCATAGTGAGTCTGTCCGCTTGAATCTGGTGTAGCCTTGAGTGTTGTCTCATATCCAATAGCTTCGCTGTCTTTATAGACAATATATCTGTCTGCTCCGGCACGGACCATTCTGCCCACCCAGAGTTAACCGTTTGTCCTTCCAAGGTTGCCTTACGGAATTTTGTAAAAACCGTTCCGGAGCTTACAGGTGTTGGTGGTGTTCCGCAAAATATTGTCTGAGGATTCTTACTATCTGTAACGACATATTTTAACGCGCTCTCCTGATCATCTTGGTACTCTTGTGCCTCATCAATAATCAGTAAATCAAATCCCTCTCCCAGACCACCTTTTGATGTTCTGGTTCGAAATTCGATAATTCCACCTCCAGCAACTTCCAAATGTTCTTTTCCAAATGCCTTATATGAAGAAACGACCTCGATATTTGCTTTCTTTAGCAAATTCGAAAGTCGTTCCCATGCGCTGTGTGTAGTTGTGGTTCTATGTGCTGTATGTAGGATTCTTTCGCCTTTCTTTAATCCATACATCTCCCTTATTGCAACAATTTCATTCTTTCCATTACGCCTTGGGACTGAATACCCGAATTTGGTATGTACCCATAACCCCTCTTCGTTTACGGCCAAAATGTCTGACAGTAGAAGCTCCTGCCACTCCTGTGCAGTTCTTCCTGTCGAATTGTAAATGTCTATTGCTTCAGCTCCATATGTTGAAGAATAAGGCAGCACGACAGATTGCGTCGGGGTCTGCCGCCCCTTCCTTACTTCTCCCATGTAGCCTCCTCAAAAATATAAGCCGTCAGAACAATCTGGCAGCTTATTTAATCTCTATTATATCTTTTATTTCATCTAGCGGAATTCCATAAAATACTTTCCCGGCATCTAGTTCTATTTCTTCTTTTCCAGACGATGTGTCGTATTCTGACACTGTATTGGTGAATATCCCTTTTATACGATTTCCGTCTATATCTGTCACAATAATTTTTTTGTGCAAAAATCTTTTTACTTCATCATATGTCATGTTTTTCACCTCTTTTTGCTCGGGTAATCATATTTCATTCTCAATTTCTTTTATCATTTCATTGAACATCTCTTCAAGTGTATAATCATCGAGATAATATGATTGTCCATCATCAGCCATGTGTGTTTTGGCTTTTTCCTCATTATCTGCGAATTCAATTACGAGACGTTTTTTTTCTATAATATCAATATGTATGGCTACTTGATTCGGTAAAATAAACCAATCTTCATTATTGATTTTACGTTCTTCATATATTTTTCTCAATCTGTTTTCAATATATTCAACGCTTTCTCTCGTCTTAGTCATTTTTCTCATCTCCATTCAGATTATAGCGTTTTGTCCCTGTTCTTCCACTTGATGTTTTATAATAGGCTTCTCCATGATGACTATTGGTTTCAGGATGATATTGTAAATATCCGTCCCCATCATAAGAGACTCGAAATCCACCGCCTTCTTCAAATGGTATGCCTTTTAAGCTCCCTCTTCCTAATGGTTTAACTTCATATCCGGCTTTCTCCAATGCTTTTTTCAATTCTTCCGGTGTATATGCCTGAAACATCTTTGGGTGTTCAGCTATCCTGATTGCTAATTCATTTTTTTCTCTTGCTTTTCTTTCCTCTATTTTATCAGATTCTTTTTCGTATTTCCATTCTTTTGTCCATACATTTTGCTTTTTACCGTCTCCCGGATAATACTCAACAATGCAATCACAATTATCATGTCTCCGAAACACATCTTTAGGAACATCTGGATATACATATGTTCCAGCTACCTGATTACACCATTCGCAACAATGTCCGGAGGATCTCCGTATAATCTTTGGTCTCAATCCAGCTTTTGCATGAAAATCTGCATTTTTTTGAACAGTATCGTCCATTGCTTTCTGAACCAAATTCCGTACAGGTGCATCGAGAATCCATTTCACATCGTCGAAATATTCCTCACTTGAAATCCGATTTACAATACCATCTATATTATCCTGTTGGATTTGCGCTCTTATTATTTTTATTCCAATGCCTGCTGCTTCGTTCATGATCTGCTGTACAATAGCTGCATTATCTGCCGCCATCTCATAAGCTTCCCTCAACGTCGGATCCAATACTCTGGAAGCAATGTTATAATACATCTTTCCATCTGGCAATATATCAGATGATAAGTTGTCCGAATATGATTGCGCTAAGATTTTCCCAATCTCTTGTGCCACCTCGTTTGCTTGGCTGTATGAAGTCTTACCTCTCTGTGCCTGTTTTTTGAAGTTTTTAATGATGCTGCTCTTTTCAATATCATGATAGAATTGTTTCTGTATCTTCTCCAAAAGTCCTGGTGTGATGTCCTCCATAGGCTACACCTCCGGAGTTACTGACAGATTGCTCATGTTAATTCCAGTTAAATCTCTTAAGTTATCTGCATTGAAATATCCTGGCACTGCCTGGTTAATCTTAATTGCTCCATCTCCAATATTGGACAGCATTGCTGCATCTGGTTCAAACACTGGTTCCCAGATTGGCGTCGTCATATATACCTGATTGCGGTAATATTGATAATCATCACGTAGACATGCAGCCAGATAGCCAGCATTCAGGAATCCACTGCCAAACGCTCGCTGTGCTTTTCTTGCTGTCAGTCTCAGATTCTCGTGTGATGCCTTGATTGCTTCCTGGCTAGCCGGATTCTCCGTTGCAAATCCTAAGTCATCAAGGGTCAATCCGGTCTCTCCGGCAAACAACGCGGCGAACATTTTAAGTTGATCTAAGTGTGGTGCCATAGACTGCTGCTGGAATTGTCCTAAAGTCGGCGAATCTCCCTCCTCATCTTTATCAAATTGTAATAAGCTCGATACAGTAGCTTTCCACTTATCCATCTGTTCTGCGTCCGGATCCAGACCAACTACATATTTTTGCGGAAATGAATAAAACTCTGCAGTTATCTCAGATCGCTTCAAAGTTCTCATTGCTGATTCTGTAATTGACATACATGCCCGGCTGATTCTAGAATGGCCAAATGCTCTCTTGGCATCCGGTCGGAATATGATTGGCACCAGTAGCGGTGCTGGTACGTTATCCTCAAAAAGCTGAACAGGTACTCCGTTTCTGTAGATTACTGTCCACCCTTCTACAAAATAAGCCTCTACGGTCACTTTTCCATTGTCATCACGTTCCAGAACTGCATAGCCTTCCGTGAGCAGATTTGTGATTGGATTGATAATTCCAGTCGCATTTGCTCCATCAATTACCTGCAATCTCGGGAAGTCATCTTCACCTTTCGAAATATAGATGAAGCAACAGGAAGAAATCAATGCCGACAGTACCGCGGAATCATATAATATATCCGGATTATTCATTCGAAATATCCCAGTCATGTCAAAATTGTCATCGCGAAACCCACGGAACTCTAGCCTGTCCGCAATCGAATCCACGGCCTTTGCATTCCATCCAAGTACTGCTTGTAACCATTGCAGGCTAGGTGGTGTGGCAATTCCCATGTCCCGTGCTATATTTTTCATTTCATAGAATTTATACCGCCTTAATACTCGGCTTCTCTTTCGATTCAGCTTTTTTCTTAGGTATTCTATGCCCCTGTAATCTGCCATTTAATTCTCCTTCCCACGCCATTTTCTCTCAGCGTGTGTTTTTTTTCGCAGTGACGGTGTGAAGTCCGCGCGCACCCGCGGTGGGGGAGGTATGCCCCCTATCCGTCAAGATTATTTAGGTCTATAATTACTCCAATCAAATGTATGAGGAAGTACCCTGTTTCCAATTGATTCTTCTTGTTTTCCTCCGCCTCTACTGTCTATCAGCTTGTCGCTCTTCTGTCTGTTACAGGTCCAATGTGCAAGCTGCATGTTATCCAAGTCAGATGGATGTCCACCTTTCGCGATTGGAATAATATGATCTATGCATGGCGACAACGGATGTGGATACTTGAGTGAAAAGTCCACAGGCTTTCCACATATTCCACACACAGTCTGGGTTGCATAAATCTTTTTCTTATTCTTTTCAAAAGCTCCGCGGTGGGTGCCATCTTTATCTGGTCTATTTCTCTTCAATTCTACTTTCTCCTTGCATGCAAATGGCAGCAATCAATTGACTGCTGCCATCATCGTCTTCTCTTTATTATAAACATCTACTACTTCTTTTTTATCCTGCACAACAAAAGAACAGCCTGTTGCCAAGCCGTTCCTTCTAGGACTTTTGTATACCTTGTAAGGGGATTGTGAAACCATAATGAAATGTGCTTTTCACTAAGTTCATTATAACAATAACACATCTAAAATATAAATGTTATAAATCTTTTATTACCTGTGATACCCTTGCCTGAGTATACCCTAAACTTTCACCAGCTTCTTTCTGTGTCATTCCATCCAAATACACCATTTCAAATATCTCTTTCTTCATACCTACAGGTAACTGTGATATATACCTTTCTACTTCTTCGTTCTCCTGCTCCAATCTGCTGAGATCTTGCTGCTTCTCTCTGATGCGTTCTTTTAATCTGGTCGCTTCCTTTGGTTCTTCCATTACTACCTTTACATGCTGCTCAATATATGGAAATTCATCACCTGACTTTGTGACCTTGCCCGGTACTACCGGAACATTATCTAACTGCTCCACCAAGCGGTCTATTGTCTTCTTGATTCCGGCTATTCTTCTTTTGTTGGATTTATACTTTTTCAACTGCTTTCTATCCATCGTTATATCCCACCTGTTCCTGAATAGCTTTCATAATCTTTTCTCCGTCCAGATTACAATATGTTCCAATATCATTCCGGAAGAATCGTTCGCAATCAGCTTTACTCCATAATGCCTGCTGGTCTTTCGAATGTCTTTTCAATCGTTTTAATGCACTGCGATAATCTTCTACAGCTAACTTCACGATTGCAAATGCCAACTGCTCATAACTTTCCATGTACGCCAACGGCTTTCACCTCCTCTGCTTTATGCTGCTGTCTCCATTTTATATTTCTGGAACAACTCTGCTTTTTCTGTGTGATACCGAATCAGTTCATTGACTGCTGCCCGCTGCGCCTCTTCTACCTGGTGCGAATTATAGACCTTCAGACCAACACACCACTCTTCGCCACCTTCAAATAATTTCCATTCCCAGTTAATATAGGCAATGTATGCTATCTTTTTTCCTTCCTCTACCAGGTTTATCTGATTCATGTTTTCCCGAATCCATTTCACATCATCGCCTCCATATCCTCTGCACGTCCTTCCCAAAGGTTTGCCTTTTCCTTGCAGTAGTCTATAATGGTCTCGACTGCTGCCATCTCTACTGGTTCTATATCCAGCTTTCCAAATCCTTCCATGGAATCCAGATAGGCATATCCACTCCCTCCTGTATACCTATAATACAATTTCCAGTTCAAGAATCTCTCGTCCCAGAGTAATATTGCAATTACTTCGTCCTCTTCTTCATCATGTAATTCAAGACGTTCGTCCGATTTAATGGTCCACATTTCTTTCTGAGCCTCCTTGCTTCAATCATCTTATTTCGGTCATCTCTGTAATAATCTGCATGAGCCTTCCAGCAGTTATTCTTGTATTTGTTCTTATTTTCTGGAATATTGTTATTCATTACCACCATCTCCTTCGTCGTTTTTTTTATTCATCAACTTCCTGTTCAAGCCAATGTGCTTTACAAGCTACGCATACCTCTCTACTTAGTACAAGACTACCTTCTTTTCGGCAATATGCTCTTTTATCACCTGCATAATATGGACAATTTATGTTGTAATAAATCATAGCTTCTTCGCTTGAACCGGCATCATCAATGCTTACTCGATTCAAACATCTTCCGCTAGATTCCAAACCGTCCAGCAATAGATTTATCATATACTCCCTATTTGTCATTCTGTTTTTCCTCTTTATATGGTTCCGGCAACGGCATCCAGGCATTCACAATCAATCCATAACTTGCATAGGTTTCCTCTTCATCTCCCGGATAGAACGTACCACCCTCGTCATTTTCTTCATATCTCGCGATATCCGGCATTGTGGAGTTTTCAAATGATACCAGTATGTAGCTTTCATCCTCAGGCAATCTCTCACTACATGGAATCCACTGAGTTTCTTTCAGTGCATGTATCCCCATTTCAATAGCATCTACTGTTTTTTTAGACCAGCCCCATTCCAAATGCTTCGTCAATCTGTCTATTGCTCGTTGATTATTCATCTTCGTCTTCCTTATACGGTTCCGGCAATGGCATCCATTCACCATTATCTATGCGCTTCCCTCTAAAAAGCATTTCTCCATTCTTTGCATTCATCACTTCCTTGCTCATTGCCGGTATGATGATCTGTAATATCGGCGCAATCCGAATCTATTCCATCTATATCAATATTTTCTTTGCACCATGTCTCTATTTCTTCGTTAAGTTTATTTCTCTGCTCGATTTTGTCTACTATTTCTTTTGGAATTTTACTCATAGCTGTCTATCGCCTCCTTATAACTTTCAGCAAGTCTTCCACTCCCTGAACGTATCCTTCGTGGTATTTGTTAACTTCTTTTATTTGCTGATTACATTTTCTACCAGCTTCACTCTGTAACCTGTTTGCCTGTTCTTCTATTTCGTCATATTCTTTCTTGTCCATTGCAGTCTCCTAAATCTTATCTCCTATAAGCTTTTCTGTTATTTTCATGTATAAGTCTTTGTATACGTCTCTTTCTGCCGCGACTTTGATAATTTCGTCTGTGTTTTCTGGTTGCGATAATTGTTTTTCTAATTCCTGCTGTTTATCAATCTCTTCCTTAATTCTGTTTCGAAGTCCATCATTTATTCTCTGTGCCTCACTCAGAGAATCTGTCAGCTCTTTCAGCTTTTCTGCCATAGTGTCGTCGCTTTCTGCGATTCCGAGTGAGATGGATAACCCCTTGTTAATTTTCTCTATTTCCTCATCCGTACAGGTGCGTATGAATCCGTCAATTCTGTCTTTGCTGACACTCACAACCTGCTCGCAGAGCGCCGTAGATGGTAGATGGCATCTTACTTTTGCGTGTGTTGGCAGTGATTCATTTGGCTTTTCTACCAGATATGCCACTTCTACCATGTTCTGGCTTTCGTTAATGTCGTTGTTCGACACGATAACCGCCGGTCTACCTGTGTCCTGATTTATTTTTTTGATGTAGAATATGTCTCCTCTATATATTTCCATTGTTTTTTTTGCTCCCTTCTCTGTGTTTTTAATGGCTTGGAACGCTGTTGGATCATAATAACCAGCTCCATTTCTTTTTATGTTATCCATTTTCTTGCTCCTTATATGGTTCTGGAAGTGGTCTCCAAGCTTCTACGACTATTCCGAAGTCTTCACACGGCATGTCTTCGCTAAGATAGAATGTTTCTCCAATATCGTCTTCTTCGTATTTTGCGACGCTTGGAGCGTCAAAGCCTTCGCATGATATCAATACATATTTTCCATGCTCCGGCAAGCGTTCACTTACCGGAATCCACCTATCTTTTTCTCTTAATTCCTTAAGCTCTTCCAACCATTCTGCAAGTTGTTCATGTTCTTCTGCACAGCACATACTACTAATCCAACGATTGCTCAGTATAATTGTATTTTCTTCTTGACACTTTCTATTTTTTTCTGCAACTTCTCTTGCATGGTTAATTGCTTCCTCTAATGTCATCATCTATTTATCTCTCCTATTTCTTCGTCAATCTTTCTCCTGCCACTGCCTTGTCACACACTTCTACGTCACAACCACGTTCCCTACCGGTATGGATACAGTAATCACAACCACCTGCATCACTGTGGCGATACTGGCATGTTCTGCATTTATGACGGTCAGAGTTATCTCCGGTCATATCTGCCTCATCATGCTCTCGCTTCCGTTTTGCATGCATATATACTGTTCCATAAGGAATGCCTGTTCTTTCTGCAATTTCTTTATAGCTCAATCCCTGGTCTAGAAACATCCAGATTACTTCCTGTTTTTCTGCCGGAGTCATCTACTTCTCTCCCTTCTGCAAATTCTTAAGGAATTCCACCAAATACGTTTCACTGTCTGCATATTGTATATACTGATGATCATAAATTTCATCTGTGGTACCTGCTTTTCTTCTCCCTTTTTCCAATAGGTGATAATAATGCTCATCACGAGGCACGCATTTCCAAGCTTGTTCTCTCTGAGGATACTCTGCTACCACTAGCCTGCTGCCATCTTCGAAATCATACTTGTAATAATTCACATCTATGTTTTCGTCCCGATACCATAATCCCCAGTCTTTATAGTTATTTAGCCACTCTTTCCGTTGGTCATTATTCCTCAGTTTTGGAAGTTTCGGCTGCTCCGGTTCTTCCGGAGGATTCAATACCATATCCAGATCATGGATATATCCTGCCAGTGCTTCAACTAATATCTTCTGCTTCCGGACTCTGATATCATTTTGACTAAACTCTTCTGTAAGCATTTCCAGATACATCTGAGCTTTCTGATTCTCTTCCCTTGCAATATCGATATCGGTTTTCTCAGATACTTCTTCGTACAACTCTGGCTCTGATGGAATATCAACGATTGCAATACCTTCCGGCTGTTCCACAATGACCGGTTCATTCTCTTCCGCAATCTCCTGATAATCCTCCACAGGCTCATTCTCTTCTTCCAAAATTTCCTGAGGAATTTCAATTCCCACATTTTCCTCTTTTGGAATCTCCTCATCATGCTCATGCAATTTCTTGTAATGATTCCAGCAAGCTGCACATTCTCTCCAGCCTTGCAACTGATCCTCGTCTGATGTTCCCCAGTTCTCTCTCGGACAACTTGTCTGTCCTGGAGGACAGTTTGACTGTTCGGGCTCGCAATTTATATTTTCTGATTGTGCGACGTCGCACACTTCCTCACTCGGCTGTTCTTCAATCTTCTGCTGTACCTCTTCTATTGCGACTACATTCCACATGGACTGTATGGCTGCTGCCAGGTAGAACCAGTCGTAGTCACCCAGATAGTCACAATTTACCGAAAAAACCTGGATATAATCATCAAAAAGATTAATAAATGCTGATTTTTCTCTAATTTCAAAATAATGAGTTCTGCTTCTCCCTTCACAGAATTCCTGTCTGATCAGTATAGGACTTGTAGTCACATCCATAACTCTGTTCTGATAGTTCTCCAGGAACCAATTCTTGCGAAGTTTTATAAATCCTCTTGCAAATGCATTTAAGTATTCCCATACTTCTTCTGTCGGCTTCTGAAGTTCTACTTTTGTCTCTTCTGTCTGCTGTTCTTCTTGCTCCGGCAAGACTTCTGGAAAATCTTCCACGCTCATCTGACCGGGAAGCTGCTCTTCGGGTTCCAGATCCGGTGTTCGAATCTCTCTGATTTCCCGGACTGTCATTTCCGGGGTCACTTCTTCCAACTGCTCACTGTCCAGATATAACATTTCCTGGAGCTGGCTCTTACCGAAATCCTTATAACCGCTATCCAGGAATGGACTATATCCTCCCTGGGAAAACTTCTCGTTCATCTGCATCCAGCGGATTGCTGTAGATCTCTTGATGCCGTACTGATCCTCGGCCATTTCGTAGATGCTTACATATCCGTCTTTCTGAAATCCTTCTGTCTCTTTAATCTGCCTGAGATAGAATCCGATTCCAATAAAGTTCTGTGTCATGCCCTGCAGCTTATTCCGGATAATCTCTTTTGCTTCCCGATAATCAATATTCAGATACCACTCTTCCTTTTTCTCAATCTCACTCATTGTTTCCTCCTAGCATCTGTAGCTCCAATGCGTTCATGTCATAATCACGACCGGTATAATTGTTGAATTTTGACTTCTGAGGTTTCCGGCTCTTCGTTTTCTTCTCAGTATCCTCAAAACCTTTCGTTCCCCATGAAGTTGCTTTCTTTACGATAGCTAATTGCTTTCCCGGATCGCTCGTTAATGACACAAGTTCTTCCCTTAGAGCCTCCACCTGTTCCGGAATGATGGATCCATAATTATTTTCACGGACAAGCAGGTACAATTGAAAAGCCTGTTCCACTTCCGGCTGAAACGCTATATATATTTTTTTATTTACTTTACTTTCCTTTATAGGGGGCGAATCATTATCTGTACCCTGCAAATGGTCATTTGTCGGTTGCGCATTTGAAAAAAGGCTGACTTTAACTAAGCCTTTGCATTCTTCGGGTTTCAAAAGCCAATATTCACTATATACAGTTTTATTCCGTCGTTCTGACAATACCGTCCAGAAACGCCGTTGGATACCTCTACTGGTAAGCACTCCCCACTCGTCAAATAACCTCTTATCAAAGAGATCCACCTGCAAGCAGTAGTCCACAGTTTCTTTCACTGTACCGGAACTGATGCCGCCGCCCATCTTCCTTGCAGTCGTTGCACAGTCGTCATAGCCCCATTCATAGAAATATCCATTTACCTTGTACGCTCTCTGACATAAAAAGAAATATATCCCGAAGCCTTTCCAGCCTTTTGCGTCCAAGAGCTTGTCTATCTTCTTGTCTCCGTCAAATATATCAACCGACCAACCAGCGTAATCTATCCCCTGTTTTGGTCGTCCTGACACTTCTTATTCTCCTTTTCTCCCTGCACTGCCCGTACAGGGAGTTATTCGTGATACAATAAAAACCTAAGGTGCTGTTACCTACGCGATCACAGTAATGTGATGCTCCTTTAATTCTTCTGCAAGTTCGAACTCCAGATATTCCTTAATCTTCTTCATGGTCACATTCTTCCACAGTCCGCCGTCAGCTTCCACCAGCTTGAATGCCGGTCCTCTCTCGCTGTCCTTAATGCGGAATACATAGGAACTCTCTGGCTGCTCAATTTCTGCAAATGTGCGGTATGGTCTGAGCTTGACCGGATTCGGCACGATCACATCTGCCAGTTCCACACCTGATTTGATGGTTGTCTTCTGAGATACGCCATCATCGGAATAATTAGCCGTTGTTCCGGATTTGATATTACCGGCGACCTGCATGATCGTAGTCAGGTCTTCTGTCTCCACAAAGTTCGCCTGCAGCTCAATCAGGAAACGTTCCTGGTCATAATAATCATCAAACCGGAATTCATTCACAATTGCGCCTGCTGCCATCAATGACTCTCTGTTCCTCTCGTCAATAAGTCCTGAGAACAGAAGGACCTTTGTTGGACTCATTACATGAAGAATGGAAGACTCTCTCAATTCTTCCGGCTTTCCTTTGATATAATCCACCAGTGCTGTTAATGTATTTACAGAAAGATAACTTGCCATCGGGAATCTGTGATATTTGGTGAGATCCTTGGTACAATACGTCTCACCATTAATCTCCAATAACTTCGGCTCCATGCTCTCTGCCTTCAGACCTGTAATATACTGTAATGCTTCTTTTAATCCTTCCATCATCTTAAGTCCTCCTTATGCTTCTCTCTTTCTAAGATCTACTACTTTGCTGCCTTTTTCCATGATTTCGCCTGTCTCTGTATCCACGGTCTTACCCTCGACCTTTACAGTTGCTTCAGGCATTTTACTTCCGATTTCTGCCACATCAATTGCTCCGCTCGTCAGATCCTGCTGAACGCCCAGTGCTGTTACAGCTCCAAGCGCCGGTGCCAGTGTTGGCTTCGAATTCACATTAGTCGTGATAAAGTTCCTCTGCTCATTTGGCTTGAACTCAATCGTGACAGTAATCTTTCGCTTGGCTTTCACATCAGTGTTCGGATCAACAACATTTCTCATGACCGCCTCAATATCTCGGTTGATCTGTCTGCTGAGTTCACCGCCCGCAAATGTTTCCAGGTTAAAGTGTCTCATTGCTTAATATACCTCCTGTGTAATTTATTAAAAACTCTGACTTTATATCAGATGTTCTTTACAATCTGTTCTTTCCGAAAGTCTGAATGAACTCCTCCCTGGTCCCATAATGTTCCTCCCAGTACTGCTGTGCCATCTGCTTGAGCTGCAGGTCTAATCCATGATTTGGATTTTCATGAACGCTGTCTTTTTCGTGCTCATGTAGATAGTATGCTATGGGAATTATGAAACCATATTGTTCAGACTTCTTTCTGTATGGTCCGTAAAATATATGGTGCCTGTGACAGCTCGGTGTCCCCGTGAAATAACAATGCGTCATATCTTTCGTGAACACGCTCCACAGCTTTTTAGCCATTTACGATCACCTCAATGCGGACTGCTGCCATAGAATTTCTTATAATCATTGACTGACCGCCTTTCTGTTCCTATAATAAAATTGGTTGTTTTACCGAGTGCTCCAGCCTTGCCGGGCTTTTGTGAGCACTCATTTTTATTTTGCCAGAGCAAATATCTGATTCAACTGATCTGGCGTGTGAATTGTCGGTCCAGTAGTGATCCAATCAATCAAATAGTGTATTTTGAAAGACTGTGAGCTGAAATTATGTTCTTCCAATGCCTTTTTAATGTTCTCTAGCTCGGACTCAAATTCTTCTTTCGTCAACAGCTTCGGGATTTCACGTATTTCCTCCCATTTTATGTATCCGTTAGCTTTTCTCCACTCCTGGTACTCGTCCTCAAGATCTGCATCTTCAATCTCCCTGTGAAGTCTTTGAAACTCCTCAAATTCAGTCTGATACCCGACCATATCTCTTGACATCATTTCGGTCGTATCACACTGATCTGCACATCTTCGAAACAACGCCTCTTTCGCGATATCATTCATGATTTACACCTCCTCTACCCAATCGAAATACGGCACATAATGACAAAGACTGCTGCCAGTGCCAGCATTACATCTGGAATAATTAAACTTTTGATGCAAAGAACATATCGCTCTCTTTCCAACTGGTGAACCCTACGCCTGACTTCCCATGGTGCATCATCTCTCAGTACCATATTTATTGATTTTCTTTCTCTCAAGCTTGTCCTCCTTTCTACCGCCTAAGCGGTTTTCTCTCGCTTATATCCAAGATGCTCCAGCGCCCGCCGGTTCCATTCGTCTACCAGCCTTTGTCGTTCTTCCTTGGAAAGAGAAGAGATTTCTTTTTCTTCTCCATTAATAACTACAATGTTAAAATGTTTCAATTACACCACCTCTTTTATAAGTTATGCGGTACGGTTTGTACTTGTTACGATTCTTTGGTATAATTTTCTTATCAAATAATGAAAGGAATGATTAATTATGGCTGGATTTCAATGTCCTTTTTGTTCAGCAATAATGGCTGTAACACCTGATACGCAAACAATTCGACGCCCGTCGTTTTCTTTCTCAGACGAGTCACCACTTTTAAAAGGTTTTTCTGACTCATGTTTGGATATAAGTTTTTATCAATGTCCACATTGCAAAGAATATACAATTCTTGCTAAAGGAATCGGCTTCGCTGTTAAAGATGTTAATACTGCGATTCGTCCGCAATCTCAAGCCCGTAAATATCCTGACTACATACCCTTAGCAATCAGGTCCGACTACGAAGAAGCTTCTGCCATTCTTTATTTAAGCCCTAAAGCATCAGCGACTTTATCACGTCGATGTCTACAAGGTATGATTCGTGATTTCTTCCAAATTTCTAAAGGTAATCTTTTCGAAGAAATTAACGCTATTAAAGATAAAATTCCGACAGAACAATGGGCTGTTTTAGATGGTGTGCGCCGCATCGGAAATATCGGAGCTCACATGGAAAAAGATATAAATCTTATTGTCGATATCGAACCAGATGAAGCTCAAAAACTTATAAAGTTAATCGAACTTTTACTCCAACAATGGTATATTGAACGACATAATCAACAAGAACTCTTTGCTGATATAATCGGCATTGATCAAGCAAAACAACAGGAACGAAAGAAAACTGAGTAGGAAACTACTCTTTTTCTTTTGCGCATGGATCATTTTCAGCAAGTAACTTCCCATCAAAATCCCAATATTGTGTAACTATCCTACATTTATCCTCTTCTATACCGGTTCCTCTAAGAGCCTGCGTCTCAATTACAGAAATAACTCTTGCGGAATCTGTTCCTCTTGGTCCTTCCACTCTACTCACCTCCCACATTCATCATTCCGAAGTAATTGATTTTGTTAAGTCAATCTTGGGAGTATGACATGGCAAAATATCTGGAAAAGTAATAAAAATATTGAAAGTGCTATTCCTACGTCTGAAGCCGTTATCTTTGGCGGTTTCTTTTTATCGTCTCTCACATTCCTCACCTCTTTTACTGTTGCTCTTTTTCTTCATTTCTCCTATACTCTTCTTACAGGCACATCTTGCCAAATAATTATAAAAAGGAGACCTCTTATGAAAACATTTTTGCTCTACTGCGATTTAGCAACCATGAACTGCACCTCTAATGAAATCAATGAAACTTTACAGTCTTTTGCTGAGTCATTCTCACAAGTCAATGACTCACTTTGGTTCTTCAAGTATGATGTTGCTCACGATCTTAATCCTCTTCCGAAAGAAGAACATCTTTTTTACGATCACTTTGAGCGATTCACAAATAAAAACAGCATTATATTTATAGAACAGCTCAGTGGTAATTGCTTTTATCAGCTTCCTGATGAAATACAGGATTTTCTTTCACGGGATTAAGCAAAATATCATAAACATCTGTTAAAACTCTGATAGCCTTTGTATCTCCAGCACTGAGGCTATCTTTTTCTGTGATAAAACCAATTGCCTCTTTTACCTTTTCAGCCATTGTTTTCACGATTCCTTTATTTACTGGAATCTCATTGTTTTGTCTTGCCATCTTCCTCACCTCTCTTTCTCTATTTAAGTTGCATTTTATTGACTTTTTCCCTCTGTTCTCCTATCCTGTTGATACAGGCTCCCGCCAGAGCCGAGTACGCAAGAAAGGAGAGTTTTATGTTTCGAAATGATCATTTAATTGAAAAAACTGTCGAGATTACCGTTGCTAAATTATCTAATACGTCAACTCCAACAAATGAATCGAACGGCAAGAATGTCGCTGAATTCATGCAGGAAATCTACGACAAATTAGTCGAACTTAACAAGGAAGACTAGCCAAGCCTGGCTCTGGCAGTTATCAACTCTGCCAGAGCTTTGGTTAATTCTGTCAGTTCGTTTACCTCATAGCTTTCTTTGCAATTTTCTGTTTTTTTCTGTATGAGTTTACACAGGTCATCTATTGTCTTTTCTACTTCTTTCATCCACTCACCTCTCTTTCTCTATTTGCAAAATCAAATTTAATTTGATTATTAAGGTAAAAAAATATACTCTAATGGCATATTATAAAGCTTACTGAGTTCTCTGCTTTGCGAGATTGTAGGCTCTGACTTACCTTTTTCCCAGTTTACTACTGTATTCTTAGATACGTGCATCTCCCTTGCTACATCTTCCTGTGTCATTTCTGCGTTAACTCTAGCTGCTGCAAGAGAAATTCTTAACTTGCTCAATTTATTCACCTCCTGCAAATCGTACATTTCTTATTACGACTACACTATAAATCAAATTTAATTTGATGTCAACACCAAAATACAATTATTTTTGATTTTTAGTTGATTTTAGTCAAATTATATTGTACTATATGGTTATAAAAGAGGTGAATATATGACTGATATAGAACAGAAAAAAATATTTTCTAAAAATTTAAACTATTATTTATCAAAAGCAAACAAAACCCAAAGGGAGGTTGCAGACGCAATATCCGTTTCCCCTCAAACATTTAACACATGGTGCCAAGGCATAGCATTGCCAAGAATGGGAAAAGTTCAACGGCTTGCCGATTATTTCCATATTGAAAAATCTGATTTAATAGATGAGCGTACTGAACAACCGTCTTCTCCTAAATCAAATATAGTAAAAGTCCTCGGTCGCGTTGCAGCAGGCATCCCACTGGAAGCCATCACAGATATTGTGGACGAAGAAGAAATTCCCGAGGAACTGGCACGGACCGGTGAGTTCTTCGGACTCCGGATCAGCGGTGATTCTATGGAGCCAGATATTCATAACGGAGATACTGTAATTGTAAAAAGACAGGATGATGCGGAATCTGATGAGATTGTAATTGCTCTTGTGAACGGGAATGATGGAGTGTGTAAGAGACTAAAGAAGTATGCAGACAGTATTGCTCTTATCTCATTAAATCCTAATTATGAACCGATGTATTTTAATCAGGAAGAGATTGAAGAAAAGCCCGTGAAGATTATTGGCAAAGTTGTAGAATTAAGACGAAAATTTTAATGTAATGTTGTTGTAAATATCGCATATATGTAATATTATAAGGAGTAAGAATGAATACTAATGATATGTTGGCTATATTGGCCAAACTATTCGATTCATTTTCCTTTCATGATCTTTTTATAAAAGAACTTAGTTCTATTTTAAAAAAGGACTTAAAGGGAAAAGAAGAGCGTTTCTTTAAAATGTTATCTACTCAATTAAATCATATAAGAACTTTTGGTCGAGCTATTCATACTGTTGATGGACATGAAATATTGCAAGGTGCTGATGGGCATTACTATTCCATACACTTGCAACAATCCCAGTTCAATGTTCGGTTACTGGTTTATATCAGCGATAATGACACGTCCTATTTCTTATGTGCATTTAATGAAAAATCAGGGAAACGAAAAACTGACTATTCTGCATACACAAAAGTTATGCAGGAACGTTTAAAAGACTTTGGAGGTGTTTTATGATGGATAAAAATAAAGTCCGCACAGTTGATGATTTATTTGCTTTATTTGCAGATGTGCTCTCTCCTGCTGATGTTCTTTCCGCAAAGTTGATGGGACAGATTTCCAGTGCTATTACAAAAGAACGCTTAGATTTAAATTTAACTCAAAAGGAGTTTGCTTCTCACATTGATGCAACGCAATCATTGGTTTCTCGTTGGGAACGTGGTGATTACAATTTTTCAATTAACAAAATTGCAGAAATTGCTTCAAAATTGGATCTTGATGTAAACATTACTATGTCCCACCTGGAACACTCAGTATCTACATCCTCTGATGAGCTGGAGACTACTGGAAAAATTGTGCAGTTCCCTATAAAACCGAATAATATGTATACAACTATTAGTGAGCAGTTGGAAGAACTGGAGGAAATGTAATGACTACTTTAATTAATATGGATTTAACTTCCTTATCAACAAAAGAAGCTTTTGTGATTAACAAAGTCGATTATGCTGGAAAGCCTATGAAACTTACTGTAGCCAGAAGACATGAACAGGATCCTGATAACGAGAATTCTTATATTGGAATTTGCAGTGCAGAATTGCGTCTGGCTGATGAACTGAATTTAGATACATTAGATACAACATTTCTAGCTAAAGTCGTTATTTCAGGTACTTTTACATGTGATGAACCTGTTGAATACCGTACCTATGATAATATTCATGATACTATTTTACTACAGTTGCTTCCTCATTTGCGTGCAACGCTTTCCGGCATCATGACTGCGGCCGGGCTTACTCCTTATTTGATACCTAATTCAATTATTCCAATTACTTCAAAATAATTAAAAACCGCCCCTGTGCCAACAGGAACGGCTTAATGAATACTATACAGTGCCGAGGCACGTACAATACTCCCTCAACAAGAATATTGTATCACATTTCCTTGGCACCTGTACAGGTGTATTTTTTATACGCAAATTTGTGCGACGTCGCACATATATACTAAGGAAGGTGATATGATGAGTGAATTAAGATATGCCTATGGCTATATCCGTGTATCCACGCACGATCAGGAAGAAATCTCTCCGGATTCTCAGGAGAATCTTCTCCGGGAGTATGCTACCAGGAACAATATTGTAATCCTTAAGATTTTCTCTGACCTTGGAATCTCCGGACGGAAAGCTGAAAAGCGTCCAGGCTTCCAGGAGATGGTCGGACTTGCAAAGGGTTCTGATCACCCGGTAGATCTGATCCTGGTATGGAAGTTCTCACGATTTGCCCGGAACCAGGAAGAATCCATTGTCTACAAGTCTCTTCTCAAGAAGCAACACAATGTAGAAGTCGTGAGCATCTCCGAACCTCTTTCGGATAATCCTTTCGGTTCTCTGATTGAACGTATCATTGAGTGGATGGATGAATACTACTCTATCCGATTATCTGGTGAAGTATTCCGGGGCATGAAAGAAAATGCAACCCGTGGAGCATACCAGGCACGTCCGCCACTCGGATACAAGGTCGTGGAGCATGGCAAGCCTCCGATGATTGTTCCTGAAGAAGCTGAAATTATACGCATGATATTTAACTGGTATGCGAATGAAGGCATCGGATTTTTTGATATTGCAAGACGCTTGAACAATCTTGGGCTTAAGACCTCACAGGGCAAACCATTTGAGCGGAGATCTATTGAGTACATCATTCAGAACCCTTCCTACTGCGGTATGATTCGGTGGAACCGGACAGAAAACAGTACGAACAGAATCAAGGATAAAGATGAATGGATCGTCACAGAAGGACAACAGCCGGCAATTATTACAAAGGAATTATTTGAGGCAGCACAAAAACGATTCGAAGCAACCTACAGACCTTCCGGGAAACGTCCCTCTTCTACATATAAACACTGGCTCTCCGGATTACTGAAATGTCCTGCATGTGGACGTACATTGACTGCTGCCACCATGAAACGTGCGAACGGTGAGAAATACTCCTACTTCTCTTGCTATGGATATCATAAAGGAAAATGTGAGAAACCACATGGAATCAGTTCCCTTGTCCTGGAGAACGAGGTCCTTGCCTGCGTCAAGGAATCTCTAAGCTCCGGCAACATTTCTTACACCTTAAAAGAACGTCAGCCGATAGAAGTCTCCAATGAGAAAAATATATTAACCAGTCGTCTGGAAAGTCTTTCCGGAAAAGAAGAACGAATCAAAGCTTCTTACCGTGAGGGAATTGATACTCTTGAGGAATATAAAGCGAATAAAGCACTGCTTCAGAAAGAACGCATACACTTGGAAGAACAATTAAAAGAACTGGAAGACAATGCTCCAAAAGATGCACCGAATCCTGCTGCCAACATGCTGTTGAGGGTGCAGGGTGTCTATGATATCCTAGTCTCAGATTCTTTTACTGCAGCACAAAAGAACGAAGCATTAAAACAGATCGTGGACAAAATTGTCTACAACCGAGAACAAGATTCTCTGAAAATCTATTATTTCTTATATCAGTAA